ATAATTGTTCCCCGTTTGTATTGGTTGTAGACAAAAATTTGTTAACACCCCTAACCGTATCTTGCAATTGATGAGGATCTGCTTCATTTCTTTTCTTAATCCAAACCAAACCTCCCTCGCCGCTCAGATCAATCCCATTCGTGATCGTCTGCGTGCTTCCGTTGCCGGTATAGAGGTATGTGCTAAATACATCCTCAACGTAAACTTTGGCGGCGCTGGCAGATGCAGCAAGTGCTTTAGTGTTCAGCATCAGGCATCACCCACGCGAGCGCCGTACACCTGCGTGCCGACTTTCCACAACACAATAACGGTGTAACCCGTTGTATTCAGCGTTGGTGCGTTCCCTCCTCCGGTCTTCCACACAACGCCACTGCCGCCAAAGGTCGCATCACTCCAAGTCAGCGTATAAGCGCTGCCGTCATCCACCATCAGCGTCACAGACTCACCTGCCGCAAAGTTTGTGGCTTTAGGTGTACGGTTGGCGCCAAGCGTAATCAACTGGATGCTGCCATTACCAGGGTCAATCTCAAAGGCAGCACCGTCTGTAATGGTATAAATATCTTCTAATATGCTACCGATAATTGCTGGATCTGTTAGTGTCTGTACAGCAGTAAATGTTTGAACTACATCTAGCTTTGCTGTATCAGCATCATAGGCTTGAACAGTTGAACCAATATCTGAACTAATTAATGCAGTACCATCTGCATCAGGTAACGTAATTGTACGAGATGCAGTTAAGGTTGTAGGAACAATTTCACTCGTATAAGAACTACTACCTCCGGCTCTACCTCTTAATAAGATTCCATCTTGTGTAGAAGTCTGGCGAAAGATCTGACCGGTGCTATTTGTAAATGTATTAGCACCAGTAAAAGCATTATTTGCAGATAAAGAAATGCCACCATTCAGCGATGCAGTCCATTTAGTCCCGTCCCAAGTATACGTAACGTTACCAGATGTAAAAGTTTGTCCAGTTGTGGGACTTGCAGGAAAGTCAATCGCCATAATTAATTACCTGGTTTTATTTCAAAAGCTACTTCTATTATAAATAAAAGTAGCCAAGATACTTAGTTCAGCTCAAAACAACTATTTACTAAGGAGTAACAGCAGGTTCTGGAGCATCAGGCTCCGGTGGATCCGGTGGTGGTGGAGGAGGAGGCGGCGGTGGTACAAAAGTACCATCTGGTTCTTTAATCCAGTTTTGCTCTACTTCATTAGGACATGGTTCAAACTGTGCCACAATTTCAGGAGTAAAACAATCTTCAATTGTGAAAGGAGGAGGTGGTGTAAACACCTCAATCACAATGTTGTCAGAAGAGATACGTGCGTATTTCATGATGATTAGTACTCCACAATTACAAGACCGTTTCCACCTTTTCCTCTAGAGCCCGAATCTCCTCCAGCTCCTACTGTTACTGCATAGCTTGTACCTGGTGTAACAGTTGCGGTTTTTAATGCAAAACCACCGCCTCCAGCGCCAGAATTACCATTTATACCACCGCCTCCTCCTCCCGGAAATCCGCCACTCCCTGCCCAATAATTAGTGGTTGATTGTGTACCACCACCGCCGCCGCCGTTAACTCCTGATCCTGGAACACTTTCCAGTCCAGTTGCAATATTACTTGATCCTCCTCCCCCACTTCCTGTACCTAATAAATCTATTGATAAAGATTGTAAATCATATCCAGGAAATAACGATCCGTCTTCGCCTGCAAAAGCATAATAACTACTTCCGCCACCATATCCCCGCGCTCCGCCAGTACCAGTAATTCCGTCTCCACCCTGTGCTTCTGAAGCACCACCACCTCCAGAGGTTCCGTCTATTCCGGGTGCGCCTGTTGTGCTTCCTCCAGTTCCACCTGTTCCAAATAAATTTCCAGCCCCGCCGCCACCTCCTCTGCTTCCACTTCCTCCATTTCCTCCGGAATTATTTATATCCCCACCACTACCGTTTCCTGGAGTAGTAGAGCTTCCACCAGTTGCAGATACAAGTGCGCCAAAAGAAGAAGTGTTGCCGCCACTGGCACCTGCTCCTCCTCCCCAAAGTCTTACACGAATTTGGGTAACTCCGGAAGGAACTATAAATGTTCCAGAGGTGAGATAAGAGATAATTTTACCTGTCCCAAAAGGTCCTTGAGCTGGGTAGCTAAACATAGGGACATCTCGAGAATTACTTAAGCTTTGAGTTAGTTGGCGCCCCATAATTAAACCTCTTCAAAACCAAAAACAGAAACGGCTGCAGTAGCAGCACTAACATTTACAACTACATTTTTTGTTGCTTGAGCAACAATTCCTGTTCTCTCTAAAACACCAAATGAAGGAATAGTTGTATCATACTCTAACCATTCACTTGAACCTGGTGTTCCAGTCGCAGAAATAGCTAATCTTGCAGTAATAGATGAACTACTCGTATTGCAAATACTAACGCAAAAAGTAGAAGTTGTAGCTGCAGGTACTGTATAAACAGTTGTGTTTGTAGCAGCTGTGGGAGCAGATTGCCCCAGGATTCCATTAGCCATAATCAGAAGCCAGAATAGAAGTAAGCTTTAGAGCGAGAGAAACCTGCTGGAGGATCTGTCCAGCTTAAAGTTCCACTGCCATCGGTTGAAAGAAGTTGACCTAATGTACCATCAGCTGTTGGTAATGTATAGGTTGTAGACCCTGCAGCAGCTGCTGGAGCAAGACCGACATAGCCAGAAGTTGAACCTGAAAGGCGCAGAGTCCCTTTGATATCAACTTTAGAGCCAGGTGTAGCGGTACCAAAACCAGAATTGCCAGAACTATCAACTCTAAATTGTTCAGATCCTTCTGTTGTAACAACAAAACGGCCATCAATACCAGTGTCAATAACCTCTGCTTTTGTGTTACCTACTGTAATCTCGGTTGGTGTTGCAGTTTCCTGCGGTGCTGAATCAACCCATTGCGAAGTATTTCCATCATTGTAGTAAATATAAGTGCGTCCGCCTACAGTATCAAACCAAAAGTCTCCAGGATTAGGACTAGATGGAGGTGTGTCTGCAGTATAAACAATAGGTACTCCTTGCGGAGAAGCATCAACCCACTGAGTTGTATTTCCATCGTTGTAATAAAAATAAGTTCTTCCCCCAACAGAGTCATACCAAATAGCACCATCATTAGGTGCTGAAGGCGGAGTATCACTTGCAACAATAGAAATTAAACCTTGAGGTGCAATATCAACCCACTGTGCACCGTCTGGATCATCGTAGTAAACATAAGTACGCCCACCAACGGAGTCATACCAAAGATCACCGTGATTTGGACTTACAGGTGCAGTGTCACTTGTTGTAACAGAAGCACCACCTCCTCCTCCCGTAGCCCAAGAGAGAGCACCAAAACCATTAGTGCTTAATACTTGACCAGCAGTACCATCAGAATCTGGAAGAGTCCATGTAACGTTGCTTGCAATAGTTGCAGGTGCTTGCAAAGCTACCCAGTTACTGCTATCCGCATCTGCAAAACGAAGGTCAGATTGTGCATTGAGTGTTACGTCACCAGTTAAACTACCACCAGCTTTTGGTAACGCAGCATTGGCTAGATCATAAGCAGTCTTAACACTATTAGGCGTTGCTGCTTTTGTAGTACTTGTACTGCTTGTTGAATCTTCTAGTTGAACAGCACCTTTCTGAGCTGTTGTTGCATCCTGAATACTGATATCAGGTGTTGTGCCGCCAGTGCTTGCAAGTGGTGATGTTGCCGTAACAGCAGTAATGGTGCCGCCAGAGCCGTGAGCACTGATCGTAATTGTGCCATCACCATTGGTAATCGTGACACCAGTAGAAGCAGTTAATGTTGCTTTAGCTAAAGTCCCGTCTGTTTTACCAATTAAAAGTTGGCCATCAGTATAAGTAGTTTGACCAGTACCACCGTAACCTGTGGCTAAAGTAGTGCCTTGCCAGGTACCAGAACTGATTGTTCCTACACTTGTTAAGCTGGAAGAAACAACAGCACTGCCAAGGCTTGTTGCATCAAGAACTTTTACATTATTGATTCGATATTCTTTAGTTGAAACAAGATCAATATGTTCACTAAATGTCCAAGCATCAGTTGCATTTAACCATTCAATAGTTTTATCAGTCGATCCTTTAAGTATGATTCCACCTGCATCTGCTGTAGAATCAGTCGGAGTAGGAACAACACCTAATTCAATATTCTTATCTTTAACAAGAAGTGTTGTTGAATCAATTGTTGTGGTTGTTCCCTGAACTGTTAGATTACCAGGGATATTAATATTACCTGCTGCATCAGCACTTAAACGAATAGCACCGCCAGTAACAAGTGCAATTTCATTTGCACCTGGACGTAATAGGCCGGTATCAGCATCGCCATCAAAAGCGTAACCAGGTGTAGAAGGACTTGTAGAATCGTCACCTAAGATGGCACCTGTCATAGTGCCGCCTGCTTTTGGTAATGCAGCAATGCCTAAGTCATAAGCAGTTTTAACACTGTTTGGTGTTGCTGCTGTTGTAGTACTAGTACTAGAGGTAGAATCTTCTAATTGAACAACACCTTTTTGTACTGTTGTACCATCAGCAACATTAAGAGTGACTGAACCATCACCATTAACAACACTAATATTCGTTCCAGCTGTTAAGGTTGACTTGGCTAGAGTTCCGTCTGTTTTACCAATTAACAGTTGACCATCAGTGTAAGAAGTGTGGCCTGTGCCCCCATAGCCATGAGTAACTGTTGAAGCTTGCCAAGTACCTGTTGTAAGGGTACCTACACTAGTTAAACTAGAAGCAACAACAGCACTACCTAAACTTGTTGCATCAAGAACTTTAGTTCCGTTAATTCTATATTCTTTGCCACTAGCAACACTAAGATGACCGGTTAAAGAGCTGTCGCCAGAAGCATCAATAACAAACTGACTAACACCGTTAGTTGCAAATCCAAGTTGATCAGCACCTGGAGAATAAATGCCAGTATTAGTATCACCGGTAAAAGTAATACTTGGTGAAGCTGCAGTTCCTGCCGCAAAACTTACGGGGCCGGCAAGACTAATTGATCCTGTAACAGATAAGTTACCACCAACTAAAACATTATTAGCAAAACTTGCGGCGCCACTGGAATCAAGACTTAAGCGAATAACACCGCCAGTTACAAAAGCAAGTTGATCAGAACCAGGGCTAATAAGTCCTGTATTGGGATCAGATGCAAATTTTACTGCACAGTTTGTAACGCTACCTGTAGATAGCGCCATGTTGCTACCGTCTTCTCGCAGAAGAGGATAACCACCTTGAGTAAATCCATCGTGAACAACACAAGTATCTTTATCGATATCAACAGTGACTTCACCAACTGCACCAGTGAAGAGTGCGGTTTCACCTGTTGTTCCGCGACGAAATTGTACTTGTGTAGCCATGGATTGTCCTTGCTATTTAAAACTTTGTCGCTGTTCTTCTTTTTATTTTAAAGCAGGTAGGTTCTATTTATACTGCTACCCAGCTAGATGATGTTCCATTATAAATGTAAAGGGCTGGAACAGACTTATCATAATGAAGCTGACCATCAATAGCATTGGTAGGAAAACCACTCAGGGATGTTGATGCAACAGCTTTTGGTGTTTGCCAAGTGCTGCCATCATAAATCTTAAAGATCTGCGTACTCGTTGAATCTAACCAGCTTTCTCCTTTTGAAAGAGGAGTATAACCAGTAGGTACAGCATTAGGAGCACTACTGCCAACATGAATCGGACCAACCTTAATTAACTTTGGTGTTACTGCATCATCGCGGAAATACAATCCCGGTTCTGTAGCATTAAAGTTAAGTCCAATTTCACCATCACCTAACCGACTTGGTAATACGCGGTCATATAAAAGGCTTGAACGGAGGCGCAGAATTTGTACAGACATTCTTAGTTACTGAGATAGATTCCGCAATCAATCTGGCTGGCATGGCGTTCAGTAGGAACACCATTAAGATATGTACCGCAGTCTAAAACATCTACGGTTCTAACTCCAGTATCCACATCATAATCAGCAGGATTGCCATTCAGATAAGTACCACAATCAATAGCACCACCACGGAAAGTAGAACTGTAATCAGTAAGGGGTTGATCAAGCATACCAAACTTGGCAGTCTTGATTAAGGTCATATCAATATTTAACATCTTCTGCATTACTGTCAGCATTGTATTCGTTACATTCAACGGAATACCAGTAAAGCTAAACCGATCACTATTAGGATCATTTGGATCATAATCAGGGTTCTGCCTGATGTTATCTGTAACCATACTGGTCACTAAGTTGGGATCGTAATTAGCTTGCTGGTTAGGTTGGTTACGAGGGCCGCTCATGCCTTTAGCTCCGGTCCAAGGCATCCCATAACCCATCATCTGGAGACGTTCTGCAGCCATCCGCAAGCGTTCATTTTCCTTTTCTAGCTTCTTCAGAAAGGTTTCAGCAGACTCGCCAACAGGTGGATCATTCGGTTCAAGCAGCCACGTGTTGATGTACTCATGGGGTTTTAAATTATGAACTTTGCAATAACCTGATGTTGTTTGGGGTGTTGGGGCAATAATAACAAAGTTATTAGCATCAATAATGTGGCTAACAATATAGTCACTTGACTCGTGATTATCAGCAATAAACTCAATGTTAACGCGGGTATTTAAGCCTAAGTCATGGGGTTCTTCTGTTGTAATTGTAATGTTAGGACCCGATTGTGAATATGTTGCGTTTAGATCGAATACTTCATTGCCTTCATCATGGACAATGGACCACATTGCTGCATAGATATGCTTGCACCAGCGAAGCTGATAGTAGGCAAGGAGTGGGCGCGAATCTTCTGAGAGATCTTCATACGTAGGTAGCTGATAAAAATTATTGATAACAACGTAACCAAAATCAGAGTAAACGCCAACATCATCCCTGGTTGGAATCAAATTTCCATTGCGGTCCATGCTGTAGCCAGGGCGAACAGAACCTGCTTTTGTATTTGGAAACCTACGCCTTTGTTCCTCTTTGTAGAAGTTATATGTTTCTCTTTTTAGATAATCTTGGCATGTGCACTGGTAACGAATTTCTGTTGTCAGGTACCGGCCAACAGTAAACCCACGGTGCGCAGGAACAATTGTTTTGGCAACACCCTGGCCTGTCGTGGATGGTAAGTTTGTTACAGGATCAAATAATCTTGTTCCATAACTATCTGTACGTTGGAATAGAACTTCATTTGTCGATAGGTCTACGCCAGTGGCGGTATAACCTACGTAATCTTTATAATCAAATCCACGTATTCTGCGCGTAACAGTTACATTTCCAGATGCAACACCTGTAGTCAAACTTGTAATAGTAAACTGTGTACTATTTAAAACAAGAACTTGGTAGAGTCCAGATTCAACAGGTCCGGTTGTAACTGAAAGAAGGACTTCATTGCTTGTTGATAAACCATGAGCAGAAGGGCAGGTAACTGTAACAACAGATCCTGTTCGTGTATAGGTTGCACTTAAACCAGGATCACGTTCGATAACTCGATCAACAAAACGCTCACCAGCAGCAAAGCTAAGCGATGTATGAATAGAACTAAGTTGAACTCGTTGTTGCACCCAAAAAGGATCACTAAAAGTTGTAACCTTAGAAACAGTTACATTTCCAGATGTTGAAAGAGATCCAGAAGCTGTGCAAGTAAAAGTATTTGTTGTGGTAGTTGTAATTACTAATGTTTCATCTACAGCTGCACCACTCGTTACATTTAAATAAATAGAATCACCAACGTTATAACCATGCTCTACAGAAGTAACTGTTATTGTTGTTCCACTTTGTATATAAGTTCCATTCTTTTCTGACTGCATATAACGTACAGCCAGAATTGGTATTCCATAGTTATAAAGATTAACTGAGTTGGCATCACGAACGCCAACCATCTGCTCCCCTATCTCCGTATGGGAGCTGGGAAAGGTAAACATTCTGGCGCCAGTAACTACTCCAGGGAACTGCTGAAACTCGCAGTACATCCTGAAGTCGCCACGGGTGTGCCTGGTCTTAGCGCCGTTACCTAGATAAGTTTGGGTTAAGGTGTAGAGCTCATAGCCACGACGCCAACGATTCCACATCGAGTCCTGGTTATAAAACCGGACACGGCTAATTTGCTCACGATCCTTGGGTTCAAAATCAAAAGGATTAACCTTTGGATTTATATCGTACTTATTACTTTCCTTTTTTATTTTGTCCGAAAAGGATTGAAAGCTCCTATCAAAGCTGCCTCCAAAACTATTCTTTTTCTTTGGCATTGATCAATAGAAACCACCTTGAGCATTGATATAGAAACCACTGGTTAAAGCAGTACTACCACCTGCTGCAACGTAGATAGCTTGACCTTTCTGTAAAACTAAACCACGGTTCTTAGGTGCAACTTCATTATTTGCTGTTGTAAAGTTTGCACCAGCATGGGGAACAGGGTGGTTAATGAGAGGTAGCTTCTCATTAATCGTTAAGCTGTAGAACTGGTTGATAGGATTGCTATCAATACTTGCAGTAAACAGCGGGAAGAACTGATTAACGTTAGTAACAGTGGCAGCATCAACAAGATAGAAACACAAATCTACAGGAAGATAGATGTTGCAATCACCGCTTGTTGTTGCACTGATTGTCGCAGTCGCTGTAAAGTTATTAGCTGTTACATCAGTAACAGTCAACAGTTCGTCAGTACCTGCACCAGTTGTAAAGTTGACATAAATCTTTTGACCAACTTTAACGTTGGAGTTTGCTACAACAATAACAACATCTAAACCAGCTTGTACATAGGTACCTGCAGAAGGTGGTTTAGGGTTGATAAAAAGAGGAGCTTCCTTAGAAAAACGTACCCAGATCTCATCAATATAAGCACCACCAATAGAAGAATCCGTTAAAGAGCTATCAATATCAATAACTTTAGTTGCATTGCCAACAGCTGTCGGAGATAAACTTGTTGCAAAATGTTGACCAGCAGCAGCCGTTACCAGAGCACTGGTAAGCAGTGGCCGATCAATCATTGCTGGCAGTTTATTGGTACTGGACGATGCCACAGATCTTCCTCTTGTTTAAAACTTATATTGTTATTTTAACTGATCAACAGTTAAGGGAACAACTTTGCAAAGATTGTAGGATCTAGCTGAGATAGTCCCTTAATCTTGTCACCTGCAAAACGAAAGTCACCAGGTTCAGAACTGATAAAAGGATCAATGTCTCCAGGTAAACTAGGTAGCCTCAAATCCTCATCACCACGGATACGCCTTAAACCGCTACCACGAGAACCTGTTGGAAGTTCTTCTTCACCTCTTTCGTTAAGGAATGGATTAATCATTTTTGTTTGTAACGTGTAGCAAGTTCAACTGAGCGTCTTGCTTTTTTTGCAGCTTCTGTATTGGCTACAAATTGTTTACCAGTTCTAGACTGGCGTTGCTTTTTTTGATCAGTTTGTTTTCTTTGCTCTGGTGATAGTTTAGCCCAGGCTTCTTTTGGAAGATAACGCTCTGTGCTTTTTTTACCAGGTTCAATTGCTTTATCACTCATCTCGGATTGGCCCACCATGTAACCAGGCATCACATGTACGTGAGCCTGCACACTTGAATTTAAACAGCTGACAATAACCTAAGTCAGCATGTTCAATAACAGCATGGGGATCTGCAGCTTTATCTTCATTGATGCCTTCAAGAATGCAATCAAGAATCACATCTGATTCATCAAAGGCAGAGCAGTTACCGCAGCGTGCTGACATAGCAGTTTCTACATCAGTGTTCCACATATCTGCTTTCTTTTCCCAGAAACCAGGATCAGGTCGATCCGGGTTCAAGGGTCCATAGTTGAAATTATCAATAGTCCAATTACGGTTTTTGATATTTTCTTTAATATCAGTTGTAGCGCGTGGGCAAGATTGACCTACAGCAGTAGCTGTTTTACCAAGTAATACTTTTGCTTTGAAGTGCTCCATCATTTATCTCCTTTTTCATATTGTTCTTTTGTCATCCACTTCTGATCACCCCAGCGCTTCAATGATTTTTGCTTTTCTGTTTTGCCGCCTTTATAGCCGCCACCACTCTTCTTGTATTCTTGCGCCAGGAGCTGAGCTTTGCGAGCACTCCACTGGCCAGGCTTGCCTCCTTTAGAGCCAGCCATGATTCGATCTTTGATGCGTTCTCGCATCTCTGGCTTTGTATAGCTCATCAGAACTGATTCTGGATTGGCCTTTTATTAAGAATAACAGGGGGAACCATATCGCTAGCAGAACGATCTACCTCACGCATGTAGGCAGGATTGTTTAACTGAAAGCGTGGATCATTACTACCGTTATAACCAACAACATAAGAACATGGCTTACTTTGTTCTTGCATACCTGGTTGCAGTGGATTAGACAATCCAGCTGTCGTCATGCTGTAATCCTGGTACATATTGTTATATGTAACAGGGTAAGCAGAACTATAACCAGGGACTTGAGCAAACCTCATCCGAAGTAATTAACAGGTGCCGTACTTAAAAATTGTTGTGCCATTTGCATTGGACTCATGGCACTGCGGCGGTTTGTTTTAAAACGTTCAACAATATAGTTTTGCAACATTTCATTTGGAGTGATTTCTTTCTTACCTTCATCTTCTACAAGATCAATAACAATATTAACAGGCTGGCCCCCTAACTCCCCTTGTTGCATTTGTTGGGTCTGCTGCAGTTGTGGAGTAGCAACAGCTGGTGCCATTTGTTGTTGCCCCATCAAAGACGCTTCTTTCCCGCCCTTCGTATGGAGTAATTCAATTTCGTAACCGTCAGGAGTTTGAATTGTACCTAAACCTTTGCCAGGTTTAAAAGATCCTGCTCCTTTCCAATAAAGAGGCGTGCCACCACCAATGCCAAAATCAACACCACGGTGGAATGTAGATGCACCTGCTACAGGTGCAGTTCTAGGTCCAAAGGGAGACGTAATTTGAAAGGCTGGCGTAAAGGTCTCACCTGATTGTTTAAATAGTGGAGTTTTTGATTCACCAACAAGAAGGTTTTGTAGACCACTACGCCAGGTAGTGGGGTCAATATATTGACCACCCTTTTTGACGCGGACATCAAGGTGAGGACCTGTTGTTGGAAAGATATCCTCTCCAGGTCTTGCAACGTATCCTGCTTGAATGATGCCCGCCATTTGTTTAAGCTAAAGAATTAACCAAAGTTAAAGTAATCAACCTTAGGAGTACTAACAAGACTTTGTGCAATCTCTAAGGGTGAAGGAACGCTAGAGCGCTCTTCTCTTGCTTTTTTAAATTGATTAATAATACTCACAATAGGATCTGACTGTTCTGCATTTGCACCTTTGCGGTTAATGGTAATGTTAATGGTTGGAATACCAGTTTGCTGTTGGCCAACAGGTGTCTGTTGTTGTTGAGTTTGTGCTTGTGCTTGGTTGCCAGGTAAAGTTTGTCCGGCCAATTGTTGTTTTTGTTGTTCGTAATATTTGTACAAGTCACCGAGTGGTTTAGACGGCTGCCCGTAGTAGCTTCCTCCACCAGATGTTGGCAGTGAAGCCCACTCTGGAGCAAGCTTGTTAGTAACAGTTCCAAATTTTTCTCCTCTTAAGAAAGGTTGTAATGCGCCTCGCTTTTTATCAATCAAATAAAGAGCAGCAAGGTCTTGTGATTTGGGATCAAATCCAGGTAATCCTAATGCTTTAGCAGTCCCTTGCCAGGTAGGTGTTAGGAATTGATAGGCTCCAGCAGCTGTGCTCGTATAGCCACCACCACTAATGGCTTTATCTGGATGACGCCAGCCTTTGGATGTATCAAACTTACCACCACCAAACATGGTTTGATAGCCTGCTTCTCCTGGTGTACCTTCCGCGTAACGAATGGTATTTAGTAAAGCACGTACTTCAGGACGTGTTTGAAGCAACGTTTCGTAGTATTTACGGAGTTCAGACATTGGCTTATCGGAAGTTGTACTCGAAGTAGAAGCGGGTTCCAACAGCCACATCTGCGGGTCCAGGTAGGGCTTGAATGAATTCAGCACCTTCCCGCTCGAAGCGATAACGGGCTTGCATAGGATTCCTATAGTTAGCCACGTAAAGGTGGTGAGCTAAGCGATCAGTTTCATAAAGATAAATCTCTGTCCAGGTTTTAAGGGTGTCTCGGAAATCAGTTGTTGTAATGGTACGATCAACGTCACCAGCAATATTTTCTAAACGATTCCTAGGTACTTGATCGTTATTAGAACTACCTGTCATATCGGTGCGTTTTTCAGCCTCGTCGCACCGAGTGATTTGTTCAACTAATTTCTGGTACCAGAAAGAATCCGGTACGTTGTTTAAAGCTTCTTCTAGTCGAGCAAGATCACCGGCTGGGATAGATGTGGTGTTATATCCCAAATGCCAGCGAATTTTTGACTTGAGGAAACTATCAAGTTGCATTAGAAAACTCTAACAGCGCAGAGGATATACTCCTCTATTAATAGCTTAACACGGTCAAGTTTTCAGTTGCTGCAACTATTATTCAACACGAACAAGATTCTCTTTAAAGATCTCATCCCAATCAACACGTTTGATTTGTTTCAATTGATCTAAACGTACAAACTTTTCACCAGCCATGGAAGTTTGTAAATCCTTAATATCACGTGCAGTCTTCAGCCCAACGCCAGGTAGATGATCTGCAATCTGCCGAGCGGTTGCTGTGTTGATATTAATCCGGGTATCAATCGGAAATGTTTCTTTATTGGTTGGAGTTGGAGGATTAACGCCTTCATCCTGCAGCTTCCTGGTCAGGCGTTCTTTGGTTATATCCTTCTCGTTTGTTGCGTTAATATGCGGAATTAAATCTTCCCGCTCAATATAAAGAACTTCGTCTTGTGAATCAATGCACATCATGATTCCATCACCGTGGTGAGAAATCATTTCAACGAGTTGGCCAGTTGGTTTGTATTGGTAGAGCATTTAAAAAAAGGCAACTACCAATACAATACCAACCTTAACTCAGCTAATCAATGATCAGCTATCAGTACCGCCAATCTGAGAAGCAAAATCAATGAACTCATTGATGTCTTCCCAAACAACAGACTTAGCGGGACGCAGGTAGTTCACGCGGCACAGGATGTAGCCAGCGCGACCGGCATCTTTGTCAGTCTGGCTGATGAACACACCGTCGCCATCCACAGTAGTGGAGGTAACGCCGTTCACGTTAAACACCTTGAAGGTAGTATCTGCAGTGACCTTGTAGAACATCGAGTTGGCAGCATCAGCAGCCACGATGCCAGCAGTAGTCACACTGGTCCAGAAGGGCAGATCACCAACGGTGGTGTCGCTCAGACCCTGAGCAAACAGGGAGCTGGTAGCCGAAACAATCGAGCTAGCAGCAGCCAGACCGTTTGCTTGAGTTGCAGGAACACCAAAAGGAGCACCAGCATTGTTAGGACCCAGCAGCAGACCTTCGCCAGTGGTACCGCCAATAGCAGCAGTCACAGGGGAGGCAGGGAAGCTGGGCTCACCACCGGCAGGAATATCTTGGCCAATCGCAATCGAAGCGCCATAGATATAAGCAGGACGGTCAGCGCTAGCCTGCACAACAAGGGAAGTGCGGTTGTCGCGGACCCGATCATCAGGACGACGATCAGGAGAAGGAACAGTGATATCAAAGCTCTTGTAGTTAGCTTTGTCTGCGGCAAGGTTATCAATCTTGACGTAGCCAATCAGCTCAAAAGCTTCGACGCCAGGCCAGCCAAAAACACCTTCGGTGTTATAGGAGGAAAGGCGGTTAATTTGGTTACCGGGATACAGAATAGAGCCCGCTTCTTCTTTGTAAAAAGCCATTGTTAATTACCTCCTTCCTCAAACGATGGTGAAAGCAGTGGTAACAAAGTCCTTGTTCAGGTTGGCAAAGCCAGCGTACAGCTGCCAAATCAGAATGATAAAGCGGCTGAAGTCATCATTGTTATTGATGAGGACCTGAGCATTAGGACCGCCAATGCCAACACCCACTGCCTGAGGACCGAAGAACAGAGCAGGAGGAGTGTCGTGGGAAACAGCGCCAGCACCGTCGCCAATGTCAACGGTAATGGTCTTAGACGGGAAGTTGGTGGACTCGAAGAACCGCACACCTTCAAACACAAAGCCAGAAGGCATGGTCGGCTCACCGCCAACAAACTGGGCTTGACCGTACTGACCACCGCCATAGATGGCAGCGTTGGGGTTCATGCCGCTCATCAGTGGGTTGCCAGGGGCAAAACCAGGATAACGAGCAACCTCACGGAAGCCTTGATCAGCACGCAGATCCTTCATGAAGGAGGGATCAGCGATACAACGGTAGTAGCCGTCAGCAAAGACAGGAACGTTACGCTTACGCAGGCTCTTCACCACGTTAAGAAGGTCGTTCTTAACATTGAACTGATAACGCTCAGAAGCGTACTCAGTAGCGGTGTAAGCAGTCAGCGTGGTGGCGCCGGTCTTAGCTTTGTTGTTGGGGTAGTAGTAGCCACCCTGGCTGTCGGAAGCGGCGCCACGGGACTCAGCTTTGAACAGCTCGTCCAGGAACACGCGATCACGCCAGCGGCGATAATCGTCCAGCAGTGTCAGCGAACCGATGGACTGGTGGAACATGTTGAGGTTCCCGGTGTCCAGCAGCAGACGCTGAGCAGTCATCAGAGTCTCACGAGCAATCTTGAAGGTGCTCGGGAGAGTGGTGTTATTCGGGTCAGCAGGGCCGGTGTACTCACGCAGAGACACAAGCACCTTGTCCTTCACGATGGACCGGCTGTTAGCAGTACCGATGGTTTGATCCTGGGTACGCTCACGGCTGGTCTTGGTACCAGGGTTGCCCCAGAAGCGGTACCGGTCGAGTTGTACGGTCTGACCAGGCTGTTTGGTGAAGTCGTGGACGACTACTGGCTCGCAAGCCATCTCCACGATATAAGCTGGATGGGGGCGGTACAGCTCCGCACCCAACAGCTTGGGAAAGTCGTTCTCCTGATCTCCAATTTCTTGAAGGGGTGGACTATCTCTTCACCCTGTAAGGGTGCCGGGCGCTAATGGCGTGTTACGAATGAAGCGTCATTCACCGCCTAGTCTCTGCACCTTCCAACTACGAACTTAGTTGGCTTGGCTCAGGATTACCCTCGTCTTTACGTTAGGGCTTCCCTGAATTCACCCGGTTTTCACTGATCGGTTGCCCGATCAGGCGACAACGTTGAGTACTCAGTTTAGGTGCTATAGTGCTGGAACAGCTGTTTATAAACAACGTGAAACCAAAACTAGTGCCTGGATTTGAGAACCTCTACTTAGATGAGTGTGGGCAACCATATCAAAAAGAAGGTGATTGCTTTGTAGAACTCATCATCAGCTCAACGAGTACTTATGATCGCGTTTCTGTTTTCGTTGATGGAAAAAAGATTCGCTACCACATACACGTTTTGATGGCCATAACATTTCTAGATCTAGATCTAACTTTGCGTGGAGTTAAATCTGATTCTCTCCAGGTGGACCACAAAGATGGAAATAAAAGAAATAATTCTCTTATCAATCTTGAGGTTGTTACCAAAAGAGAGAATTACGACAGGGCTTTAAAAGCTGGTCGTTATTCAAAGAATGGTTATGCCAGCAAAGGCTCGGCTAAAAAATCTCTCAGGAAATTTTCCAAAGAAGATGTTGCTCAAATTAAACAACTAAGATCTGCCGATTTTTCATATAGAAAAATAGCAGAGAAGTTTAATTGCAACCATTTAGCCATTTATCAAATCATAAAAGGGATCACCTATCAGGATCTGAGTTAGCTATCGATGAACATGTTGGTAATTCAGCGGGTTATGTGGCTGAAACCAGGATCTGGAAGATCCGTGGAGCAGGAGCCAACGAAAAAATTCGGTGCTACTGCGGGCCTGGAACTTCCGTCCCATTGATAAAATTATACCCTGTGTTTATCAATCCGGTTTATTTAAGTTTCTGGATTGACCATCTGGCCAGACATGTAACCATCAATCATATTCCCAGGGGAATAGCTCATCGGTGGCATATAACCAATGTTGCCGCATGGGTTGATATAACCATCGGCTGGCTGCATGTCTACCATTTCAGCTTGAATTTCTGGGTCTAAAACTTGAGCCTGCTGTGCTAAGCGAAGTGCCATCTCAAGTTCTGTGGTTGCGGCACCACCTTGACGCTTCCGGGCTTTAGACTTCTTAACTGCTTTTTGGGGATTAGACTTAGACATTACTTGCTCCTTTTTTTGTTTGCCATTGGCATCTCAAGTCCAACTGGCAGCAGTCCGGTTTGTGGACGTGCAGCTGCCATCATGTATTGCTCATTTGCAATAATCTGATTTTGAGTCATCTCAGCGGCATTTTGAAGTTGAGGTGCTAAAAGACCAAGCCGAGGTAAAGGGGATCCCGGTAAATTCAACTTTAAATAAGAACCATCGAGATCGCGTGGCATGGCTGGAGGCTGTGCACCAGGCTGACCAACAATCATTCCACCGTCAGCAGCACGCATCGCTGCGTATTGATCAATGTTGCCGGATTGAACTTGATTAACTAAGTCTGTAGCACCAAAAGTGACCAAACCTTCAGAACCAATGGGGCCGCCTGCAGTCCCAACGCTGGCCAAAAATTGCTGTGTACGGTCTCTGGCGCTACCCTTTTTAGGAGCCATAACTAATCTCGCAAATAAAAAGAGGTAGCATTGCTACCTCTTATTTTACATTCAGTTACTTCGGTTTAAGGATTCTTGGAATCACTCCATCACCAGAAGCTTTTGACGGAACACCTCAGGATTCTGCTGAGCAGAATTCAGATAGCGCCAAGCATTGGAGGGATCTCGCTCTGCTAAAGCACCGAAGTTGTTCCAGAAGGCTTCAGGGTTACCTTGAGCCTGGGGCTGTGGGGGAACAGGCATCTGAGGACGCTCAGGTGCACTGGGACGCTGGTACTGGGTACCGACTGCCTGTGCCTGAGGACGGCCGTAACCAATTTCCGAATCGGGGATCGGGTACGGACCATTTTCACCGAAGAACTCGCAGGTGTAATCAGCGAGGATATCGGGGTTGGTGAGAATTGTCTCATAAGCCTGGTGCTCATTAGACAGCTCTTGCAGAAGACCGATGGCTTCTTGTAAACGCTCGTTGGTATAGATCAGTTGATCTTCAACAGCACAAGCGTAATCGTTCAGAACCGCAGGAGCATCAGCACCAAAGTGGTCCAGAACATCAAGACTTTCCTCGCTTACTCCGTTGGCTAGGAGCATTTCCTCCGTTATTTCCGACGAAGTTTGGGAAGAGTCGTCCCAGTACTCCTGGCTGTTGTTGGTCCCAGGCGTATAGGTCCCCGTCTCCCAATTGTTGTATTGGGGAGTTTGTGGGGAAGCGTAATTGGCCTGGTCGTACGCCTGGTTCTGACTGTACTGTTGACCCTGGAATGGGAATTGGACGGGCGAACTCAGGAGCCCCACCACCCGATTGAACGCCTCCTTGTACGGATTCTCCGCTTGTGGAGCCGCCTGGTACGCTTGGGGGTACGACGCTGTAGGGGTTGACGGGTACTGGCTCACCCCCATCTGGGCCTGCATTTGCGGGGCTGGGGCCACCGCCTGCTGGTATGGTGCCACCCACTGGGAGTTCGTTTGAACCGCTGGCGCTTGTGCCGCCGTCTGCGCCACCGGAGCCCCGTAGCTGCTCGGCTGGGTCGGGGATACTTGGGGTGCCGATTGGGTCGGCATTGCGGTATCGGCCTGCATAAGTTACCTCTTTTTGTAGGCTTTCGAGTGTTCGGTAAAGGAAGGGAGTGAGATCGAGTCTCGGATCCGCAGCCATTGGTAGGTTTGGTTGCTGCGGATGTGGTGTCCGCATCTCTTGATTGACTAGATCAATGAATGCGGAGTAGGCCCTCTGTACTTCCCCTACCATTCGGAATGGGAAACCGGAGAGCATGCCCGCGATTTCGTCATCCGTTTTCGAAGGGAATAAATACTTCAGTGCTTCAATGCTATCAACCCCTAACTCCTGTAGGTTCCTCGTAAAGATAGATTGATTCAACTTGTCTTGAGCCGTATCTTCATAAACTGGTCCCATCCAGCGCCAAAGGACAGTTCGATCACCATCTGGCGCTAAACCTAAAACACCAGGTGGAATTTCTTTTGTCTCTATAACTTGATCAAGAGCTTTTTGAAGCTTTTTCTCATAACTCGCTAGCTGCTTCTCGTATTTTGTTAACGCAGCTTCATCTTCTATGTCTTCAGGTGGGACTGGATATTTAATATTTGACGCATACGCAAGAGATTTACGGAAGATTTGCTCTTCCTGGAAGATCATCAGCTCAAAACAACGGCAGATTCCGTATGTATAAAGCATCAGACATTTCTTTTTCGCGGTAGCGCTAACACGTCCATAAGCTGATTTAATCTCAGTCGCCGTAACGTTAGTGATACTCAGATCATCAATGCCGCCCAATGCCAGGCGGATTTCGCTGCGTAGTTGTTCAGCGTATCTAGCTTGGTCTGTACTAACTGCATTGGGTGTAATAAATCCAACTCGGTCTGTCGGTTCCAAATTAGCGATAACACGAGGAACACGCATTCCAGCCCCAGGGCGCCCTATATAGCCAGGTGGTTGGCGAGTGACGTTATCTTGTTTAAAAGTAGAGCTAGATAAAAAGAACTCGGATTGGAATCCTGACTGACTAGAAATGCTTGGGCGTTGGGCCGGATCAGCCTCATTGCTCTCAACAATATCTTGTTTAGGACGAGAAGACAGTAATGTGGGATTCCCAAAGAAAGA